CCGCCTTTATTTATGGCGGACTTATGAAGCATTACGTTTGCAAAATAGCAACAAAACCAACTACGGTCACAGCGGGTACGGTTTATCAGGCGTTTGTTAATACCGATGAAACGTCACTGCGTATCACCAAAATGCACATTCAGCTAGATAGCGCAGACGCGGGCGGCAATGGTAATTCAGTTTATGCGTTTGCTCGCATTAAAGGCACACCAACGAGCGGCACAACGTTAACCGTAACAAAGTACGACAATCAAAACGAGCCTAGCAAAATGCTATGCTTACGCAATCAAGCGGGTTTAGATATGACAGGCGTGACGCAAGAGCCTTATTTTTTGGAACGCTCAGTTATTTCTAAATTTACTGGAAATGCGTCAACTATTGAGTTTGACAATAATGGCGAAGGTTTTATATTGGCAAAAAATGAAGGTTTAATTATTTTTGCTGATAACGCAGTTGTTTCTGGCAGCGGAATTTACGGCATGATTGAATGGATGGAGGATTAAAATGGCGTTAATCGTTGAAGACGGTACTGGACTTGCAAACGCTGAAAGCTATACATCAGTAGCAGACGCGACAACTTACCACGCAAACATTGGCAACACAGCGTGGGCAGCAATTACCAGCGATGCAACAAAAGAACAATTATTGCGCAAAGCCACAGATTATATGGTGGCTCAATATCGTTTGCAATATGCGGGTTATCGCAGATATTCAACCCAATCGCTTGATTGGCCGCGCTTATACGTTCCATTGATTGATTCATTATCGGCAAATGTTTTTCCGCAATATGTGGATTTTGACATTGTGCCAACTACTGTAAAAAATGCGTGTGCTGAATTAGCCTTAAAATCTTACACAGCAATTTTAATGCAGGATTTAACACAAGGCGTTATTCGTGAAAAAGTAGACGTTATTGAAGTAGAATATGACAAATATTCACCACAGCAAACACGATACGCTCAAATTGATGCAATGTTATCCGTGTTTTTTAAACAACAGGGTAATGATATGTCGAGATCATTGGTGAGAACATGACACTTGATGCTCGCGCTCGCTCCACAGCAGATAAATTGCTTGATAAGTTTGGCAAATCAATTACATTAACGTCAATTGTTGAAGGTACTTATGACCCAACAACAGGGGAGTTATCGGGCGGAACAACAACATCAACCAATCACACTGCCGTTATCAAAGATTATAACGGAATTGATTTTATTAGTGGCGTAGTTCAAGCAGGCGACAGAAAGGTAATGATCGCGGCATTAGGCGCACCAACTCCACAGCCAGCCGATAAAGTAACCGTTGATAGTGAAGTTTATCAAGTGGTGGCGGTTCGTCATATCTGGTCGGGTGAATTACCCGCGCTTTATGAAATGCAGGTTAGAAAATGACGGGTTCAATGTCGCAAATTGTGGCGCGTGTTAATGGTCGCATTGATGACCAAATAAGAATGGCGACGCTTGGCGTATTTATTGGAATTAGAAAAGATACACCAGTTGGCGAACCTAGCACTTGGAAAAATCCATCGGCAGCTCCAGAAGGTTATGTTGGCGGAAACGCTCGCAATAATTGGCAATGCACAATTGGTGCGCCTTTTGTTGGTGAAGATGCAAACGGGTCGGATGAGAAAATACAAAGAACTATTCCACGCAGAGCTGGAAGTGTTGTGTATTTAACCAATAACGTGCAATACATTCAGCCATTAGAATATGGACACAGCACAAAATCACCCAATGGCATGGTTAGAGTAAACGTTGCACGTTTTGAGGGGTTATTAAATGGCACTAGTTGAAATCCGTACCGCATTAGAAACAAAACTCAATGCGCTAACGCCTACGATTGCGACAGCGTGGGAAAACGTACCTTTTACGCCCGTCGTTGGCACAGCATATCAGCAAGTTAATTTAATGATTGCAGATACATTAAACCCAACATTAGGCGGCAATCATTATCGCGTAAAAGGATTTATGCAGGTGCTATTGTGTTATCCGGCTAACGTAGGCGCAAAAACAGCAGCAACCCGCGTTGATTTACTGGTTAATCATTTTAAACGCGGTACAAGTTTAACAAACGGCAACGTAACTGTTATTATTGACAAGACACCTTCAATTGCACCGGCATTGATTGACGGGGTGCTTTATAAAATTCCGGTATCAATTTATTTTTCAGCAGATATTTATTCATAAGAGGTTACACAATGACAATTGCACAAGGCGTTAAAAAAGTCGTATCTTACAAAAAACAAACAGGCTTAGGCGTAGCAGCTTCAGGCAGTGGCGGTCAAGAATTAAGACGTGTGACAAGCACAATCAACTTGACTAAAGAAACATTCCAGTCAAACGAAATTCGCCCAGATCAACAAGTTGCTAATTTCCGTCATGGTTCAAGACAATCAACGGGTACATTAAGCGGTGAATTATCAGCGGGAACATATAAAGACTTTTTACAATCCGTATTGCGTAAAGACTTTGTTGCGATTTCATCGTTAACCGCGGCGGCTGTAACTATTGTTGCATCAACTGGCGTTATTACATTCCAAACAGGCAACCCGTTAACTGGTGGTATTAAAATAGGTAACGTGGTTCGCATTACAGCGGGCAGCGTTAACGCGGCTAATTTAAATAAAAACTTATTGGTGACTGCTGTAACAGCAACCACATTAACAGTTAAAACGTTAAACGGTAGTGCGCTTGCAGATAATGCAACATCGGTTACTGGTGTAACTGTTGCTATTCCCGGCAAATACACTTATGTGCCAGAAACAAGCCAAACACAGGATTATTACACTATTGAACATTGGTTTTCAGACGTTGCGCAGTCAGAGGTTTACACTGACATTATGCAAACCAACGCACAGGTTAAAATCCCTGCAAACGGCATGGCAACCATTGATTTTCCATTGGTCGGATTAAACGTTACCACTGGCACATCACAAGTTTTAACTTCACCAACTGCAATCACTACTGGTGGCGTGACTGCTGGTGTAAATGGCTTGTTACTTGTTGCAGGAACACCTGTTGCAATCGTTACTTCAATTGATTTTGACATTAACGGAAATATTGCAGTAGCTGACGCGGTAGTGGGTTCATTAACACGCCCAGATGTTTTCCAAGGCGTTGTAGGCGCAACAGGTACATTTAGTGCTTACTTTACCGACGCAACATTCCGCGATTACTTTATCAATGAAACCGAAGTGTCTATCATTGTTGCATTAACAACAGATAGCACTGCAACGGCTGATTTTGTATCGTTTACTATGTCACGCGTTAAAATTGGCGGTGCTGATGTAACTGATGGCGCGTCTGGTTTAACCCGCACATTCCCATTCACTGCGCTTAAAAATACAGCGGGTGGTAGTGCGGTGGCTAATTTAGCGACAACAATCATGGTTCAAGATTCACTCGCTTAAAAATAGTGCTACAATTACCCACGCTTGCAATTATGCGGGCGTGGGTATTTTTTTATAAACTAACAGGAACATACGAACATGAGTAAAAAAACAGGTTTATCATTAGCGGATTTAGATTTAGTCACAGCATCGGAAAACGCTTTTGAATTTGAATATCTAAGACCAGATGGCAGAGACACAGGTGTATTTGTTACGGTTTTAGGTAAAGACGCACCAAGAGTACAAGGCTGGGTTCGCAAAACGCTAAACCGTAGAAAAACACAAGACACATTAGCGGCTAAACGCAACAAAGAAATCGAACGCACAATCGAAGAAGATGAACAATTTGGTATTGATGCAGCGGCAATTCGTATTGTTGCATGGCGCGGTATCAATGAAGAATACACACATGAAAACGCCTTGATTTTGATGGAGCGTAATAGTGAATTACGCGAGCAAGTATTTGAGGCAAGTAATAACTTGGGAAACTTCAACAAAGCCTAATCAATGACATTGTCGAGTTTGGCACACGAGAATTTGAACTCAGCAAAACAAACGACAATGGCAGTAGTTTACGCGATGAAGCTCAAGCAATTATTGCAATGGGGCATGAGATACCAGACGATTATAAGTCGCTACCCATGCCAGAAAATTACGCCCATTGTTGGGCATGGTTTGGTGAATTAAGCCGAACACGCTCAAGCAATGGGTTTGGTCAAAATCCAATTAGTTACTCGGAAATTGACGCATGGTCAAGATTGACCAATATAGAATTAACGCCATTAGAAGTAAGTGCTATCATGCGGCTCGATAGTGCTTATTTAAATATTCAAGCAGAGCAAATTGCAAAACGGAGCAAAACAAAATGACCACCGATACCTATTCTATTCAAGT